TTAGTTTGGGTAGCAAGTGTAGTGGCTGTTTGAGCTGATACTACTGCAGATGTTCCCATAGCTTCTGAAAATCCTTCAGCAGCTGTTTGTAAGTCGGTTCCTGATAATCCTGATGTGCTTCTTGCTACTTCGTTGAAGTTCTTAACTAAGCCAATACTCTCTTGTCGAGATCTATTTAGGTTTCTGCTTAGTGAAACGATCCTTTCGTCTGCGTTTGCTATACCCTTCACCATTGTGGTGATTCCGTATGCAGCTGCCCCTTTTACTAACGCTCCAGTTAGCTGTTTTGCTCCTGCTACGAATGAGTTTCCTCCTCTAGAAGCAGACTCTCTTGCCGCATCTGATGCTCTTTGGAATTCTCCAAATACCTTACTTACTCCTGGTATTTCTTTGAAGAAGTCAGATATGTCGTCAAATACTTTGACCTGTTTGTTTAATTGCTCAAACTCATCTACTATTTTCCCAGCTGATTGAGCTTGTCTTTGCAAACTGTCAGCAGCATCGTCATAGGCTCTAGCTATCTTTAGGGCCTCTACTGCTTGCTTCTTCCCTAATACTGTAGCCTCTTGTCTAAACCTATTAGCCTTAGCCTCTAACCTTGTTGCCTCTTCCTGAGCTCTTCTTACCTTATCTTGAAAAGCTACTTGCTGTTTTTTACTTTCTAATGTCTTAGAATCAACTGCGGATATAGCATTTGCTAGTAACTTGGAAGCATTAAACCCTTCTTGAAATCCCTTAGTATTTTCACCTACGGTTTGTCCTAAAATCTGTAGATTACTGTTTAGCTGCTCGCCAATACTTCCTATAGTATTCTGTAAAGCAATAGCCTCTTCCCTAATCGCTTTGATTTCAGCTGAGGTCATTCCTCCTACATTTCCGGTATTCTGTTTAGCCATTATTAAGCAGTTTTATTATAAATAGCAAAAGGCATCAGTTCTTTGATGCCTTTGTTGTGTATGAAACGGTTTGGGCATGCCTTTCTCGCAAAGCCTCTTTTATCCCTTCTTGTATTTTATCGTCAGTTTCGGTGTTAGTGTTGCTCTCTTCGTAGAATTCTTTCAGCTTACTGAAAGTGAATTTCCTTAACCAGATTGGCATATTATACACCTCTGTCCAACTATATCCTCCTTTTCCATGAAAAACTATCTCATGTATACTTGAGAATACCTCTAATCTATAGCTGGGAGTCAGGCCAAAAAAAGCTAACACCTATAGGCAGATCGATGTCCTCCTCAACACCCTCTTCTCCTACTGCTGTTATTTTTGTATCTAGATCTGGGTTTAGTTCTGCATAGTACTTTCTAAATGCTCTAGCATCTTTTGCTAAGAAGTACTTATTAACAAACTCTCTTACATCTGATCTCTCTGCACTACCATTTACTGATGTAATGATATGAGCTAGTCTAACAGTTACTTCACTGATGTTCTCTTTGTTTATTTTCTGAAGTCCTTTTACCTCTTGATCGATTTTCAACTCATCTCCATGAGTAAGAAGTTTAAACGTAATTATGTTACCTGTATTAGGAAGTGAAAAAGTAAATTCGTTAGATTTTGCTTTCTCTACATCTTCGTGTAATGGTTTCGCTTGTATGTTACTTAGGTCACAAGTTTGAGAAACTCCTGCATAGTTAAAATCATAAGAAGCTCCATAAGCTAGGATTCTAGCTGCAACCATAATAGCATTCTTATCTCCTACTAATAAGTCATCGTAGTTAATATCTGAAACTATTAAAGACTTAAGTAGTTTATCGATTACTACTCCTTGTCTAATGTAGTTAGTATTTGTAAGAATATCCTCTTCCTTAGCAGTCATATACTTTACTTCAACTTTTCCTGATGCTAGTGGTGAGTCTTTTTTGTATAGTAATCCTTTTGAAGGAAGCTCTACCATTTCGGTTGGTAGGTTAAATTTGTTTTCCATAAATTTTATTTGTTAGTAACTAGTTCTATATATAAATATACATAGAATGATTTTATAAAACAACAAAGCCTGGATAAACCAGGCTCTTGTTTTTATATTTGGTAATGTATTAGTAGTTCAATACACAGTAATCCATTGCTACTGTAATTCCTATCTCTACAATTCCGTCAGTAGAAGTCCAGTCGAACTGTCCAAAGTCACCTTTTGTTAAGAAAGCTCCTTTAATGATCCATTCTCCTACGATATCTCCTACAGGACCTAAGATGTTAAGTGTTAAGTCTTTTTTGTAGAAATCAGAATAACCAGCTCTACCAGTTACTGATTCATATCCTAGACGAGCCCATTCCATTACTGCTTGAGCCCCTGAAGGTGTGATTGGTGAGTAAAGAGTCATATCCATGTTCTCCCAGTTTCTTTTTCCTCTTATTTTTCTGTAAGAGTTAATGTGATCAAGTTTGATCTCTGAATCTGTGAAGTTTGGTGCTTTTACGTTTTTAACCATAAAAGCTGGGATATTATCTATATACATTACGAACCTGTGCTGAACCATTGGTTCGAAGGCTCTGAACATTATTTCGTTTGGATCTAATACTGCCATTTTATTTTTTACTTATTTAATTATAAATATCTATGTTTATCAAATCTTATCCGAAAGTAGCTCCTGTTGGTTCGATTACGAAATCTAATACTACATATTCAATTGTTTTAGCTGGTTGGATAAAGATCTGACCTACTAATTGGTTTCTGTCTACAACATCTGCTGTGTTGTTTGAATCATCCATTACAACTCTGTATGCATAAAGACCTTGTCTTTGTACTACTGATTCTAAGTAAGGATTTACTGTAGCTAAGAATTTGTTTCTTGTAGCGATAGTATTTTGTTCGAATACTAAGTTACGAGCTTGATCACCAATGAATTTCTTAAGTTCGATTAACAATCTTCTTACATTTACTCTATCTAATGCTGATGCTTTAGTTTGTAATGTTTTTTGTCCAAATACTGAAATACCTGTTCCTGGGAATGAAGCGATTGGGTTAACTTTTCCTGCGTAAAGAGTATCTCTTTCTGCTTTAGTTAATCTCTTCTCTGCTTGGATTACTCCTCCGATTCCTCCTCTTACTAGACCTGCTGGTGCAAACCATGGTGCTGAAGATGCATCTGTGAAAGCGTATACTCCTGGAATCATTGTTCCTGCTGGAACGTATTCGTTTTTACCTGTAGCTGATTGAACTTGTACCCATGGCCAGTAACTTGCTGCATATGAACTATTGATTCCTGCTGCTTCTGCTACTGCTAGTGCTGCTGTTGAACCTGTTGCAACTAAATCCACTACTGCGATACAGTCTCCTCTATCCTCTGCTAAAGCCACTACATTAGCCAATACTGTAGCTCCGTTTGGATTATCGTTGATAAGACCTGGTGCTGCAATAACGTTGAATTGGAAGTCGTCTTTGTTTGATAACAAGTTAACTGCATTTGTATAGTTAGCTGCTACTAATCCTTGAATGTTGCCTGATGTTCCGATTGAACTAAACAAGTTGGCTCCACCTGCTATAGCTCCAGATGCATTGTAGAATGAACCTGATGTTGCTTTTGGTAAAGATGCTGCGTAAGAAACGTTGTTCGCATCCACTCCTACACTTACTCCATCTGTTTTAATGTAGTCAGGTGTTGGATGATTAACTGCAGTTATTCTAATATAGTTTGATCTGTTTGGATATTCTCCAACTACTCTGTTAGATGATACTCCATCATAGGTAACTGTTTGGTTACCAATTACTCTTTCTACATAGTTTGGAGAGTTTGGATCTAAGTCTACGTTAAATGTCTCTAAGATAGTCTTATTATTAGCACTATCGTCTCCCTGTCTAACAAGTAAAGAGAAAGTACCTTTGTCTGCATTTACATTAGCGATTTCCCATCTTACGTTCTCTTTTGATCCAGATACCAATGATCCATCTGAATTGATGTAAGTAGAAGCTCCAACTACTGCTGAAGTCTGTGCTAATGCATTGTTATAAAGAGCGCCTTTTCCTATAGTTTCGAAAGTGAAAGGTTGATCTATGTGAGTAGATGATGCTGATAAGAATGTATTTGCTGCTGCTGTGTATGATCCAGAAACCACTCTTGTTACTAATGCTGTTTGTCCTCCATTTGAGAAGTAATTCTTAACTGCAATAGAAGTCAAGAACTCATAGCTTTTAGAAGCTGAAAGGAATGTATCGCCGAACTTTCTTACATACTCATTATAAGATGTAACAACAGTAGGCTGATCATAAGGTCCTTTTACAGTAGGTCCTAAAAACGCTGCTCCTGCCGCAATTGGCTGTGGTTGTATAAACGAGATGTCATTTTCTCTTGAAAATACTCCTGGAGAGATAATTGATTCTGCCATGTTTTTCTAATTTGTGTTTAATTTAATATAAATATCTTGGGATTTTGGGAAACCCTTCACACTAGTTACAGGGCTTGTTCTCTACAATAAATAGGAAAGGAGAGTCGAAACCCTCCTTTTTATCCTATATGTACGTTTAGATTTATACTGCAGGTACTTCCTCTGCTGGTACTAAAGTAATCTCACCTGTTTGTAGGTTGATTGATCCTTTTCCGTAGGCCTCTTCCAAGTGTTTTGCAATCTCTTTTTCTTCAGCTACAACTTCTAACAAGAATGCCTCTACTGACTCTCTTCTTGATTTTAATTGTAATTTAGCCAATTCGATTTGACCTAATTCAATTACTGCCGAATGAGTTTTGTCTTGAACTTCTCTTACTTCTTTTAACTCTTTTTCTGTTAGTTTTTTTACTATCTCCATTGTTTTAATTTAATTTATTTAACATGTATTTTTCTGCGTTCTTAATTCTATCACTCGTATCCTCCATACCAGTTAATATGACTGGATCAACTAAGTCTGGATGTACCCACCAATCCTCATAATTTGAGATGTTATTTGGTGCTATATCCGATACTACTAATTGGTATCCTTTTGATTGTAAATACTCTCTTGACTTTTCTCTATATGATCTAGTTACATCTGCATAGTAGTCGTGTTCGAAAGTAATCACTGCAAACCTGTACTTGTCTAGTGGTATCATCTTTAGAATATCCAACGTAACTGATGGTGGTTCACAATCTACTTGTAAGTAGTCGATATCTGTTGTATCGAAGTTCTCTCCAATAAATACGTCATAGTCTACTTTTGTAGCATCTGTTAGTACTATTTTGTTTGCTCTCTGTGCTTTAAACTTCTCTACCTCATGTGGTAGAATCTCTAACGACACTCCTGTCCAACCATAGTTCTTTTCAAGCAATGCTGTATTGTTTCCATGAAAAGGATCTGCTGCTCCTATCTCTAAGTACGTACCTTTTTTCTTACCATCCAACATTGAAAGAATAAACATATCTTGGTATGTCTGAGAGTAGTTGCTTACAATCTTATCTGAGTCTTTGAATTTGAATCGTAAAGATGAGTGCATCGATGATGTATATCTTAGGAACGGATCTGGTCCTGATCCTAGTGATGTGATATTGTTTTGTACTAACTCGACGTATCTTGGATTCATACTACCTCTCTGTAAAACTAGCTCCTGCAATAACTCCCTTGCCTCCATTGTTCTACCAATCCACCAAGCAGCTACTGCTTTTTGGAAGGTTAACATATAGCTTCCCAAGT